ATCGGAGTGTCACCGACCCTGAATGGGTGGAAAAAGGGATCGCAACTTACGGATGCCCTATTCATTCCTCCCACCAATCTGGAACAACGTCAACCTATCCCACAACAGGACACGGAGATTGTTCGTGTCGACGACCCCGAGCTACAGGAAAGCCTCGGGACAAAGCTGAAGTTCGAAATACCACCAGTCGAGTTCAAGGATCCAGTTCTCGAGGACGACGAGTTTCTGGTGACAACGAAACAAGGTACGCGGAAGGTGAAAACCAACGCGGAGATGTCGGGTCTGGACATGTATTTAATGACCCTCGCTCACTTGACCGGAGAACTTCACTGGCCACTCACGCATTACGTGGTCAAATCGGAGCCCGCAATCCTTCACGACCCTACGAAACCGATGCCTACTCGGGAGCCATTCGTGCGGTCTATGACAGTGCAGGCTGTAAAACGCGAGGGAGACTCCCTCTCTCAGTCTCTGAAGTGGTGGAGAGTCACATCTTACCTGCTTCTTACGCTGGGGCTCCTCTGTTCGCTCGCAATGAGTTGGTCCTGGATGCCGGGACACGACTTGCTAACAGGATTATCGACGACGGTAGAGGCTTTGATCCCTACGTTTTTGGCCGTCGCGTGCAGCCTGGTGTTGCTGGTCCAAAGACTCGCCTGGTATGGATGGCGCCGTTGCCTACGACTATTGTGGGGACGCGTTACAGCAAACAAGTCATGGCGGGACTTTCGCGAAGGCGACCGTTCGTTTGGGGTCTTCGTGGGCACGAACAAGGTGCGATCATCAGCGAAATTGAGTCGCGATTCCGATACGTCTACTCGTTAGATTTCTCGAAGTTCGACTCTACTGTTCCTGCTCGCATGATCGACGACGCTTTCCGTGTGGCGCGGACGCACTTAGATCTTGACGAGAAGGAAATGGAATTGTGGAGAAGGTATGTCAACGATTTCATCCACTCTCGTATCATCGCACCAGATGGTCACGTGTATCAGAAGCACAAGGGTGTACCGAGCGGTAGTGCTTTTACGAGCATTATTGATTCGATTGTGAATCTGATTCTAGTGTCCTACATGTTTGAGAAGCTCACTGGGC